CTGTGCCCACTTTGAAGTAGCGCCGTCGATTAGATCGATGAAGCCAAGTCTTTGTGAAGCTACAAGTACTCTTCTCTGGTTAGCAACTTCGTAATCTGACTCAATGGTTACACCTCTAAGTCTTGGCATTACGTAGTTTCTTGTGTAAACAGCTACAGCGTTGAACTTAGCAGCTGCTTTGGATGCGAATTCGTCACAGAGTAAGACTCTTGATCCGAAGACCTGTCCAATTTCACCAGATAGTTTAGTTGCCATGTCGCCAACTAGGTTAGCATCTTGGAACTCAGCGTCTTCTAGCAAGTTGTAATACACATCTTGTGATACGATGTATACAACGTCTTGTGGGTTAACGCCATATTTACCCATGTTCTTTCTTAAAGCAAGAAGATCAGCAGCTGTTACACTGTCAGAAGCTGCAAAAGTTCCTGATGGTTGTGTGTAGTCTGAATCGTTTCTTGCAAGGTGTAAAAGACCTTCGAAAGATGCACCGCCAGTACCGAAAGCACCGTCAGCATCGTCACCTGCTAAAATAGCATTCTCGATTGCTCTTGCGTGTGATCTAACCATAGACTCTCTAATTAAAGGAAGAATTGGTAAGATTGCATCTTCTTCAGTTTCGTTACCTAAGTAAGATTGTGAAATAAGTTTTTTGGTTGAAAGAGTTCTTTCTGTTAGATCAACCCCACCGAAAGGTGAACCGTAAGTGTCGCCTCTCTGTGCTAAGTTACCGTGTGGTGAACTTCCAGAAGCTGTTTGATTAGACTGGAATTCAGCATAACCGCTATCTGGTAGAATTGGGATAATCATGTTAGCAGAAGTCATTGGTACTTCTCTAAATAGAGGAGCCAAGACTAATTCGTTTTGAATATCTCTTTCAATATTTGTTGATACGATTTGCTCGAAGTCAGCAGAAGAAACACCAACACCTGAATGGGCGTTAACTTTTTCCATTACTGATCTACCGTATTTGTTGTCCCAACCTTTACCAGTTGCAAGACCTGCAAATTTAGCATCTAAAATATCTTGTTCGAAAGCTTTTTTCCAGTCGCCTTCACCTTTTCTGTCAGAGAAATGTCTTTTTGACTCTCTAATAGACATGATTTCTTCTGATTTCTCAGCTAGTTGCTTTTCAAGTCCTTTAACAACTTCTTCTAAATTAGAATAGTCATCTTTGACTCTCTTTTCAACATCATTCATGAGTTTTTCAGCGCCAGATATTCCAGCTTGAACGATAGTTTTTTGCTCTTCCTGTTTTGCTTCCTCGGCGGCTTTTTGAACTTCAGCTTCTTGAGCAGCTTTTGCTTCTGCTTCTTCAGCAGCTTTTTGCTCTGCAGCCTTTTGCTCGGCTTGTTTCATTGCAATAGAAGCAGCAGTATCTTCTGCTACTTTCTTAGCAAATGCTTCAAGATCGAACTCAGGTTTGCTCTCAGGAGATTGTTTTTCATTTGACATATTTGTCTCCATTTCTTGGGCTATTGCCCTATTTGGCTGCTCAATTTCAACAGCGTCTGCTGAATCGTTTGAGTTAGCCTTGTAAAAAGTTTGCTTATACTTATTGTAATCTTCCATAGAATCAAAAGACTTTGCCATTCCAAAGGTTGCCCCTTGGTTGCAAGGTACTGATACTACAGAAACTTCAAAGAGTTCCGCGTCCTTTATTTTATATCCGTCAGTTTCAGTCATATAATCAGCGTCCTTGACTTTGAAACCAACAGAAAAAGCCCCAAGGACACCGTCTTTAATAAGTTGTGTTACATCACCTGCAGCTTTTGATATTTTTGCTGATATCTCTAAGCCTTTGTCTGTAACTTGTAAATCTTTTGCTCTACCAATAGGTCTGTCGTAGTTGTGATTGAAAAGAATAATTGGATTGTTTTTGAAGTTTTCTAATCCTCCTTTTGTCCAAGCTTCTGTTTCAATAATATCTCCAGCTCTATCCAGTGCATTTGTACTTGCTGAGCCTTTAATTTCGACTCCGCCATCATCAGTTTCACCTAATGACTTAAAAGTACTTGTCCAGTGATAAATTTTATTTGACATCTTTTTTCTCCACTTTTGGTTTGGCTACTGTTTTCTTAGGAGCCACTTTCTTTGGTGTAGGTTTTGGAGCAGGTGCTGGAGCTAATAGAGTTTCCAAATCAATTGGGTATCTTTTCTGCATGGCAGAAAGTACTCTATTCCAAGAACCAAATGCTCTTCTTAAAAGATAGTCTTTGACTGGAACTTCATTACCAAGACCTTTATAGTCTGAAAGAGAAATAGTGTCAACTTTACGTTTTACTAAAAACTCTGATAATGCTTTTGCCATTTTATCTTTTGTCATTTTAATTTTCCTCGCTTGGCGGAGTTTCTACTGGTCGTCCACCTTCTTCTGGATTTGCTGCTGATCCCGCTATGTTTTGTGGGACTCTTGGCTCATCAAATCCTGCTACTGGTTCTTTGCCTAGTGCATCTCTTGCTTCATTTGCTGAAAGTATTCCAGTATTAACAAGTGTTGCATAGTAAGCTGCTTGATCTCTTAATTCTGGTTGTAAAGCAGGTACTCCTTTTATATCTTCAGAAAGTGAAAAACCAAAAAATCTTTCCAGTGCAAATTTAAGTTTTCTAACTACGGGCAATACTGTTTCTAAGTAATAGAGTCTATGGTTTGGGCGAATATTCGCATTGTTTCCACCATCAAAAAGAATAGGTGGAATACCCATAGCTTCTAGAATTACTCTTTCGCTTGCCTTGATAGAATCCTGAAAATCTAATTCTCTGAAATTGATATTTGTTAAGTTATCAACTTCTAAACCACCATCAAGAATAAGAGGTCTTCTACCTCCTGTATTCGGATTATATCGAATACTCCATGCTTGTAACATTCTTTCTTTTATTTTCTCAGAAAGAGTGTTTGGTGATTTTAATACTAAACCTGGTACAGCTCCATTTTTAAAGAAGTTATCTTGAAAGTTTCTCATAGAGGTTAAAAGTTGCATAGTTCTATATGCTGGTTTTAATCTTGGTACACCTCTATAAATGGAGTTGAAACTGTTTTCTTTTATATGTATAATTTCGTTTACGCTATAATCGATACTATTGTCAAATGAGTATTTCTCTACGTAAGTTTGATCGTCTGAATAGATTGTGACTTTATCAGCAGGTAGATGGTAAAGATGTGCTCCATCGTAATAAATAAATATATTACCATCTATGAGTAGATCAATTATTAGGTTTCTTTTAAAAGTACTTACATCTTGAAAAGGATTTGGCTCCTTATTCAAAAGTAAATCTAACCTAGATCTACGCATGTTTTTTATGATGTTATTAACTCCTACTATTTGTTCACCTACTGTGAAAGGAATTTCAGAAACATCGTCAACAATCATGTTTACAGCACGATTAACTATTTCTAGTTGTTCATATGCATTTCTATAATTAGTAGGAATTTCACGAGAATCAATAGTCATTCCCTCTTCACGGGAAATAACATATTGAGCAGGATTAAGTTTTTCCTCTCGTCTTCCTAAAAACCTGTCATACCATGCCATATTTGTCTCTCTGTTTCTCGACCAATTTCTTTGTTTCTCTGCTGTAGTCAATTTGGGTCGTTTTCCATAAATTGAGTGTAGTCGTAAATGATGAGCATGGCAGAGAGTTGCTGCAGCGTTATAGACTTTATCGTAGTTTTCATCAATAAAGACTTCACGAATCTCTAGTATGTCTTGTTCATTCTTAATAATAATATTTTTCTTTCTTAGCCAAGTTTCTAGTAGTTCGGTTAGTCCGTAATAATGATGAAAATCTAAGTTCTCAGTACTGCCGCATATATAGCAATTATTTGCTTTTCTATATTTTGATTTAGCCTTGTCTCTTACGTATTTAACTAAATCTCTTTTGAAGTTCATATTTATACTCTTAATTAGAATTATACCAAAAAGTCACATCTGATGTCAAGAACTGTTTTTTATTAGGTATTGTCAAAACGTAGTCGCTGAAGTTTCGAATGTATAAAGAGCGTATCGTAAAGCATCTGCCATATGAGATGACATGTCATGTTTTGGCTTTTCTTTTAATAGGTTAGGGTTTGGATCCCATTGATACTGATCTAATGATATCATCACATGTTTGCATTTTTGGTCTACAATAAGTTTATTATTTTCTACTATTCCTGCAACATGACCAATACCGTCAAGTACAGATTTCTTTGCGTTAATAGTAGTAATGTCATAATTTTGTGCAAAATCAAAACGAGTTTGCTGAGCTGCAGAGTCAATGTATATCCAATCAATATTCCATTTATCAATCATTCCTCTGATTACTGCAGCGTGTTGTTCGGTTGTTCTTTCTGCGTCGAGATATTCATCAAGCAAGTAGTATTTTTCTTCATCCCAGTCATAGGCAATAACACAGAAAGCTGTTGGATCTTTATAACCAACGTCAAGTCCTGCAAAGACATCCATTTTTGAGGTGTCAAATTGTGTTAGATCTGCAGTACATTCTTCATGATTAAATGCCCAGATTTGTCCTTCAAATACATTAAAGTCTGCAAGATATTCCTGTGCAAACTCATTTTCTGACATTGTTTTCTTTGCTTCCTTAATGTCATCTTCTGACACACGAGGATTTTCATGCCAAGTAGCTTTTATACTACACCATTCTGGAAATTCATCTGACCAACCTCTATAATAAAACTCTGCAAAGTAATTATTTCTTCCACGAGGTGTAGAAATAAAAATTGCTTTAGAATTTTCTTTATCAAGCGTTGGCCGAAGTGCCACATTGAAAGCGTCTCTACCATCAGTAAGTGCAGCCTCGTCGAAGATGATTAAATCATAAGAACGACCAACAACAGAGTCTACCTGATTGATAGAACCC